GAGCTTTTGCAGCTCCCGCTTCATCTCGTCTGCGTGCTGGGGTGGTTTCTCAATCGGGTTGAAGTCGTCCGCTTTCGGTGCCTTGCCTTGCTGGGAGTACGGTGCGAGCACGGCACTCGTCAGCAGGCCCGTCTGCCGCCATGGATCAGGAAGAGCGTGGAAGTGGCGGGTAAACGCAATCCACTCCGTAAGCTCCTGCGAATCCATGCGGCGAGACAGTTCCCTCACCGTCATTCCCAAGTGCCCCGCCAGACGAAACAGGAAACGCCTCGTCGGGCGGACGCTTAGTTTTTTGCGAGTTCCTCCACGTCAGTCTCGGTCATGTTGTTGTGCTTGAGCGCCTTCTCGAAGAGCTTGGACACGATGGCCGCTGACTTCTTCGCCAGCTGCTCAATGCCAGCCTCGTCAAAGAGACGCTCGCCACTCTCGGGATGGCACAGGCAGCGGGCCAGATACTTCGTTCTGAAGTTGTCGATACCCGTCTCCTTCTTGCCCACCCACTCCTTCTCGTAGCTGTCCCGCTCTTCCACGGTCATGACTCGCACGCCAAGCACAAGCGGCTTGCCGTCACCGCCTTTCCACTCACGCACTGTCACTTTGAGAACGGGCAGATCGTCAGCCGCAAGAATCTGGGCAGCAAGTTCTGAAACGCTCAGCATGGTTCCTCCTAGCCTTGGACTCGTAGCGTGACTGCGTACCGCGTCACGTCATTGACCACGCCAGCCATGGTGAACTTCTCAAGCACTGCCTTGCCCGAGTAAGCGAGCCCGCCACCAGCAATGGTGACTAGCGAGCGCTTGCCGTAGTTGGCCGTGGAGATGTTCGCCGTGGTTAGGCACTTCATCTCTATAGTGCCAATGTCAAGCGTCCACGTACTGGCGCGAGCCAATGGAAGAGCGCCGCCGTGAGTTACGGTCAGTTCCGTAACCTCACCGAAGTTCACGCTGTTCCACGTAGCCGTAACGCCCGCTGAGTAGCCAGCCATGACGGGCCTCCGTCACGGACTAGCTACGGGCAATACGGATGGTGGCCTGGCCTCGGATCGCGTCCTGCGTCGCCAGCGTGAGCGTGGACGAGTTGACGGTGCCAGCACGGCTCAGAAGCGACGTACCGCCAACCGTGATGGCCAGGGTGCCAGTTTCCTTGTCAGCAATGATCGTCTTGCCGATGTAGTCAAACTGAACGGTCTGCCCGGTGTCGCCAGAGGCAGCGCCGGCCAGCGGCAGGTCAAGCGTCTTGGCAGTCTCGCCAGCCGTCTGGCCAAGGTGCGAAACGGAAATCTTGTCCTCGGTAGCAGTCGGGTCCGTCATGCTGACGACGACGTTGGTGACGGTGTACGTCGTGCTCTTCCACGTAAGGACTGTGCCCGAGCCATCATGCGGAGTTTCAAAGGCCATCTGCTAAGTCTCCTGCCAGAGGATTGAGAAAGATTGCGTCACCTGATAAACGGGCGGTAAGTCACCGCCAGCGAGTTGTACGAAGCCGTCAGACTCGGTTTCGAGGCTCACGTTTCGAACGCTTACGTAGTCTGTCACCTGCCCGCCCCATCCATCCAGAACTGAACGGATTCTGTCGGCGGCCTCGCGGGCCTCTTCGTATGTGGTCGAGAACACGTCCACCGCCAACTGCACAGACGTGGCACCTGTCGGGCCTGAGAGCCCTTGCGAGCGACTAACACCCGTGCGTCGCCATGTGGCAAACGGCAGGGACGCAGACGCCGGTGCGATCACGGGCCAGATACGCTGGCCAAGGATCATGGCCACGGCAGGATCTGCAACGAGTGCTCGAGCAGCTGCCTGCTCTGGTGACTTCAGCACGGCTAGCCTCCAGCCTGGATGGTGGCACCAGTCACGCTGCCGGTGCTGGTGTACGTGAGCGCCTCCAAGGCACGCTCAAGAGAAATCCGTAGTTCAGACGTGAGCCGCTCAGCCACCTTGCCTTGGTACTCGTTCCAAGTCTTTCGCAGGGGCGGCTCCCCGCTGCCGCCAGGATTCATAGCAGGAATCACGATTGGCGTCTTGGACTTTCGGAAAAACGCTTTTGGGTAGGCGGGATCTGTCTGCACTCGCCCGCCTGTTCCCTTGGCCATCTTGAATGGCCCGAGTTCGATGTAAGACGATGCTATGTAAGCGTTCTGCCCTTTTACTTCGTGGGATTTGATGCTGACAACTTTGCCAGACTTCATCGTTCTCTGGTGGGCCTTACGCTGATACTTCTTGTTTGAGAGCTTGGCGATAACTCGCTGCTTGGTGCCGAACTCAAGCCACCATTGATGAAACGCACGGTCAGGGCCAGTCTGCACCGTGCCGCCTGCGGCGCTCTTTGATTTGCCTTCGCCTGCCCTGTTGTAGCCAAGCAGGCCCACAGCCACGCCGCTCTTCGGGTACTCCACCACCTTCATATTGACGGCACGCTTGAGATTGCCGGTAGGCCCGGCTGGCGTGTTCTCTCGCAGCCGCAGCTTTGCTGGCTCAAGGGCCTTCTCAATGGCGCTTCCTAGCGTCGCAGCAAGTCCTTCAGGCGTGAATACTTTGCCGAGCGACTCCTGCAGCCGCAGAAGCTCGGACGTGTCAAGCGAAAGGTAAACGCCAGCAACGGCCATCTATGCGGCCTCCTGGCAGACAAGCTCGTGCTCACTACGGTTCCCGTGCTCAAGCAGGCTGACGATCTCCAGCGTGCGGCCACGCCAGACGATCCGCATGGATTGCGTCAGCCCGTCAAGCCACCGCATGCGGACGCGGTGCGAAACCTCAATCTGCTGCTGCCCGTACTGCAGAAGCTCACGAGACGATACGCCTTCCACGCTGGCCCAGCGTTCCGCGAACGTGGCCCACGAGAGCACGGTTTCGCCAAGAGCGTTCCGAGATTCGGACGCCTGCTGCACCGTCACACGTTCACGTAGTTCGCCAGCGCGGATCATTCGCCGTAGACCACAATAGTGTAGGTACCAGTGCCGGAGCCTGACCGAAGCGACAAGTTGTATGCGTTCGTGGGGTTTGATACTGCTGCCTGCCCCGCACGTGAGCGCAAAAGCATGTCCACGACGTTAGAGTCATCCACGCTTTGTAGGGACCGAGCGTTGATTCCACTCCACGAAAATGCAATTCGCTGGGGCGTGGCGAACTGAACAGGTTGCCCGCTCGCGTCAACGTAGACGTTGTCAATCTCAATTGTCTTTTGCGCGGTTCCGGCGGTGCCGGTGACGATTGCGACCGCGCCTGCTGGATATTCGGTGGTGGACTGCAGGCTCACCACTTTGAGCGATGCCGTGCCGTCCTTATCGTGGAACAGCACGTCTACGTTGATGCGTCCTTCGATGCTCATTGGTAGCTGCCCCATTTCTGTGACGAGAGAAGCGATTCAACAGCAAACTCAAGCGGCTTGCTGATGCTGCCCACGAGCACCGTGCTGCGGCTTTCGTACCAGTGGCCAACCAGCATCAGGCAGGCGTGGCGAATGGCGGCAGGCACGCTTGAGCCAGCGGCCCCGTAGCCGGCCCACCACGTCACGCTGATGGCGTTGTCATCCATGAGATGCGGCGGCCACGTCTGGCCGTACAAAGTCTTCACCGCCCCTGGCGTGCTGCTGCGGTCCACGCGGTAGCTGGCTGTCGAGTAGGTGGCTGTCGTGCCGTTCTCGTAGGTGAACGTCAGGGCCACTGCCGTAGTCGTGCCGGCCGTCGCCATGGGCGGCCGTGGCAACTCAATGTCATGGGTGCCATCTGGCGGGAACGAGTCGAACCGCATCACCCACTGCGTATTGACCAGCGTGCGATCTAGGTACTGTTCGCACCACTCGCGGGCTGCCGTGATCAGCGTGCCGATGTAGGCGTCATCGCCGCTCGTATCAACCCGCAGATGGGCCTTTGCTTCCGCGAGCGTGACGGGCTCAACGGCTGGCGGCGTCTGTCGAGTCAGGCTTCGATACTGCACGGCGGCCTCTTCGCTTTGGGGTGGCGTCTGCGGTTTCTACGTCGTGCTCAAGGGCAGCCGTTTCAATCAGCGACGGCTGGTTGTCTTCTACCGCGACACGCTGAGCGAGCAGCTGCGTGGTGATGCCGCCAGGAAGCTCAGCCACTTGCCCCTTGCGGTAGCCACGCCACGCGCGGGTAAACACAATCTTCGTCATCAGCCCACACTCCATGCAGATTCTGGCGGCTTGCCCGTGTTCGTGAACTCGGTAGTCCACTGAAAAACAGGGGCGGTAAGGTTCTTGCCGGGCCACGTCACCACGTATTCACCGTGGCCCAAAACGACACGCGGCGAGACGAAGACGCGGTTGCC